TGAAACAATTGCAGAGGCATTTGTTAGAATACGAAACGGTGAGAATGTTCCAGAGAAAGCTCGAAAGTTAGTAGAGACATACATAGAAAGGTGGAAAAAGGAATGATAAAAATTCCATATTGTTTGAGATGTAAAAATGTAAGGAAAGGGATGGTATGTGATGCATATCCAGATAGAATACCGGAAGAGGTATTAAGTAAAGAAAAGAAAGAAGGTACTATTTGCAATAATAATGTTGGATTTGTAAAAGTTAGATAGAGTACACAAATGAAATAAAGTAAGCTACCACCAGTCAGAAATGACATGGTGGTATTTTTGTACCCTAAACCAGTAATAACAGGATAACTGGAAATCTATGGACCGAACGGCGCAGAGGTGATGCTAAGTAAGTTCCTCCGGGAGCCCTGTTTTTATATGCCTTTTTCCGCAGGCATTAAAGAACGGTAGTACTCATCTGGAGAATAAACAGAGAATCCCAATACCCGGAGAGCGGGAATAAAAATCTATGGAGGATAAGAGAATGGAATGGTTAAAGGCAATTTTAGAAAAAGCAGAAATCAAAGACGGAAAACTGGACGTGGATGCAGTCATGAATGCGGCACAGAAAGAGTTCCCAAAGTATGCGGTGCCAAAAGACGACTTTAATACAAAGGTCGAGGAACTGAAAACCGCAAATGGAACCATTGAGGAGTTGAAAAAATCTAATGGCGACAATGAGGAGTTACAGAAGAAGATTGGAGATTATGAGATTGAAATCAAAAATCTTAAGAAGACCGCTGAAAACACCTCAAAGACCTATGCGCTGAAGGAATCTCTTGCCAAGCAGGGAGTCCTTGATCCGGATTATCTGATCTACAAAGCCGGTGGACTGGATAAGTTCACATTTGATAAAGAAGGTAAGCCGGTCGGTGTGGAAGAGGCTGTGAAGCCGTATAAGGAAGATACCACAATGGCACATTTGTTTAAGCAGGAGCAGCAGAAGCCACCGTATAATCCTAAAGACGGAAATGGTGGCGGTACTTCTAATCCATTTGCAAAAGACACCTTCAATCTGACCGAACAGGGACGATTGTTAAAAGAGAATCCGGCACAGGCAAAAGAAATGGCTGCGTTAGCCGGAGTAACATTATAAGAAGGAGGATGATTTAATGGCAATTACAAAAATTGCAGATGTAATTGTACCGGAACTTTTTAACCGGTATGTAATTAACAGAACTATGGAGTTGTCCGCATTTTTCCAGAGTGGGATCGTGGTAAACAGTCCAGATTTTGATGCATTGGCATCCGAAGCATCAAGAACACATAATATGCCGTTTTTTGAGGATTTACAGGGAGAATCAGAAGCGATTCTTGAGGATGTAAAGATGACCGCAAAAAAAATCGGATCTAATAAGGATGTATCAACCACTATTTTCCGTCAGAATATGTGGGGAGCAACGAATCTTTCAGCAGCTCTTGCCGGTGCTGATCCGATGAAAGCGATCGGTGATCTGGTTGCATCTTACTGGGCAAGGGACATGCAGAAAGAGCTCATCGCAATTCTTGCCGGAGTATTTGGTACAACTACAGCAGGAGCCGAAGGAACACCGGCAGCAGAAACCAGAATGAAAGATCATATCCTTGATCTTACTACAGGTAAGACAGATGCTGCAAAA